AACCCAGCCGCCCCGGCTGAGTCGATGATCCAGGCGGCAATTGGCGCTGGTAACAGGTATATGGTACTGGCTGACGTTAAAGTGCCGAACGGCGCAACTAGCATGAACACAGCAACATTTACCGACCGCCGCAAAGTCGCTACTATGATTGATAGTAATAATATTGCCCAAAAAGCGGTTAAAGCTGACAATATAGATTTTACGACTATGCCTGGCAATAAATATAGCACTGAAGAGCAGGACACCGGTCAAAAATGGATTGACGGTCGCCCAATTTTTCGTAAGGTTGTGCGTGGCACTGTAAATATGACTGGCGGCGGTACATCAAACCTCGCCCATAATATCCAAGGCTTAACTAGTAGATGGGAGCTAATAAAATATTGTGGTAATATGCGGCTTGGCGGCACTTTATCAAATAATCTAATAAAACAAGCATTGCCTTATATTGAGAATACGCATCAGGCAGGCATAACCTCAATTGACACCACTTATGTTACTGTTTCTGGCAGCTACCCTTGGGGTAACTCAGAAATTAGCATTGTTTTAGAGTACGTTAAATAACTTAACCTATCGCCACCCAATTAAAATAATATGCGCCTAGTAAGGTTGCGCCGTCAAAACGCCTAATGCGCGCCTTAAATGATGAATTGGTAGCACCAACCGCGGCTATTGCCGCACCTGCCCAATCTGGAATTGGAGAGTCTGTCCACTTGTCAGCAGCATTGCCAGTATAACCTGAAAATGTACACAGCACTACCGGTTTTATGCCACCCTTAAATATTTCTGGAAATTGTACCTCAATAATCGCCTCAACAGGTTGCGGTTGTTGGACTGGTATTAGTATCCTGGCACGGCCGCACTGAATATTTAGCGGTTGCTTATTATTAGCGGTATTGTCAGTCTTGGTTGCTATCAATCCAGCGATAGGCATAGTCGTAAAATCTATATTGGGCGTGTTGATAGCTAGACCACAATTTTGTATAATTAAAACATAAGGATTTTGCAACATGTTAGAAAAGGCACTAGACGGAATAATTACACAAGGCGGCTTGCTTGGTTTATTCATAGTGCTATTTGTGTTAGCTATCATAGCTTTATGGTTTGAAAACCGCAACTTGCGCGCCGAAAATAAGCAGATAAATGAGGCGCGTATTAACGACCTCAAAGAAGAACAGGCAGCGCGCTTGGCGGTTGATCAAGGCATACGCAACAACTTAGATAGGCTTTTGATTAAAATTGAAGCAGGGCGAGGTGAGAAATGTTAGGTGTATTAACTTTACGGCAATCACGACCGACAATTATCGCTAATATTGAGGTTGAGCGGCTTAAGCGTGAACGTAAGCAGGCGCGGCAGCAGATAAAAGCCAGCACCGAAAAATTAAATGAAGTGATACGCCAAAATCACTTTACAATTCAGATACACCAAGCCAGCCACAAGCAGCAAAATGGGGGAGGCGGTGGAAAATAATATTGCCGTAATAGCATTTTTACTAATAACCAGAATAGCAACTCTGGTTATTTTTACGCGCATTTTATTTAAGCAGTTTAGCCTGTTGCAGGCACCGCTCGAGCCTGATGTAATACCAACGCGCAACGCGCTTATAGCTATTATGCTTATAAACGCATTAGCACAGTTAATGCCTATAGCACTTAGCGTTTTGTCATTAGGCACACCCCCGCTCCACCCCGCAGTAGAAATATTTTATAGATTATCAAATAGCACTACTGATTTATGCGCGGCAATTGGCTTTTGGCTAATTTATCGTGACAAAGAGTTATAAGATAATATGATATAATAAATGCAAGCAGAGCCACGCAATGGCGTGCGTTGTGTCAATTGCCATAATAATAAAGGAGAAGAGAATACTATGGCAAATACAGCAGCAAATGTAAGTTTTGGTAAGCCTAAGGTTACCGGTGGTGTTTACGTAGCGCCAAAAGGCACTACAGTACCAACCGACGCAACTACAGCGCTTGACCAAGCGTTTAAGTCACTCGGCTATATCAGCGAGGATGGCTTGGTTAACAGCGTTGAAACTGACACTGAAACCGTTAAGGCTTGGGGCGGTGATACCGTTTTAAGCGGCTTGACCTCATACACGGAAACGTTTACGATTAACCTGCTTGAAACTAACGCCGACACGCTAAAAGTTATTTACGGTCCAAGCAACGTTACTGTTGGCGTAGGTGGCGCTATTACCGTTAAAGCTAACAGCAAGCCACTTGACGAGCAGGTGGTTGTGTTTGAAGTTGGTATGACCGGCGGTCGTATTAAGCGCATTGTGGTTGAGCATGGGCAAATCACTGACCGAAGCGCCGAGGTTAAATATGTTGATAACGAAGCTATCACATATCCGGCTAAGTTTGTAGCTTACCCAGACAAGAACGGAAACACGCACACTGAATACATAGCGGTGGCAGCGTAAGCGTTTTACACACCTAAAAATGCGCCTCTAAATGGGGCGTATTTTTATGATATAATTGATTATGTTAAAGGAACTAAAAGGAGTTGACACCAATGACACAATTACCAGAAAAATCACAAACTAACACGCCGCCAGCAATGCCGGCACAAGTCAAAGAGTTTGAATTTGATGGCTATAAATTCAAAGTTGATACTGATTTAATTGATGACGTTGAAGCGTTTGAAATTATTGACCGCATTGAAAATAAAGGCCAATCAGCGGCAGTTGTGGCACTGTTTAAGTACCTAGTTGGCGTTGATGGCTATGAGCAAATGTCGGCTTATTTTAAGAAAAAAGATGGCAGGTTTAGGGTAACCAAATTGCTACAAATTTACCAAATGGTCGTGTCCGCATTTGACCCAAAAGGCTAGCGCTGGCACGTGTACGCCGCCAATATTTCGATGAATTGGAGGCGGACTTCCAGCAGTATTACAACCTTGATATCAGCGAAGTGCCACGCCAACGAGCAGCACGGTTGTTATTTCAATTGCCGCAAAATTGCCGCACATTCTGTAAAATAGAGCCGGCCAACCAATGGGGCTGGAACGAGATATTGCTAAACAAAGCCACGTACGCGCTTGATATTCTGGCGTGGCAAAACACACAGGACGCCACGAAAAAGCCACCGCGCAATGTGCCTAAGCCATTTATGCCTGATTTTATGCGCAACGTTGATAAGACTCGCGCAATTAACAAGGACTCGGTGCTTATGGATGTTGACGAAATGCGCGAATTTTTAAGCCGGCCACGTAAATAATTGCCCAAATTATTTATAAAATGCTAAAATAATTTCACAGCAGCTAGTGAGTTTTGGTCCTTCACTTTTAACTAGAATAGCTGAACTGTTTTATGCCGCTCACCTAATTACGCGTAACTCTGTGGGCGGTTTTTTTGATGCCAAAACCCCTTCCCCGCCTATCCCCCGACCCCTTCCCCGGCTGATTTTTGCGGGGGGGTTGAAAAATGGGCTATAACAGGGGTAGCAACACCCCCTAATGGCAGGGCAGGGGAGAGATGCTACCCCTATAAACATGTGCGCCATGGCGTGAGCAGGGGAGTGGTGGATAGTAACGGTTATGTTATTGATAGTAGTATTGCTATAATAAAAGTATTATGGCAGATGTTAGTTTTAGTTTGGACACCAATAGCGCTAACGCAATCCTGACTGAGATGGCAAGCGGTTTAGTTAATCAAAGCGCGGTGGCAGTTGCACAGCGTGCGCAAAGCATGATTGGTAGCATAAGCACCGAACCGTTAAAGGTTGAAGTTAGCACGGGCGTTGGCACGATCCGCCGCGGTACTCGTGCGATTGGCAAAGTCAGTATAAATACCGCCAATAAGCACCAAGCATACATAGCTAATACAGTATTGCGCAAGTCAAAAGACGCTGGTCGCGTTGACTAAATTATGGTATAATTTAAGTAAATAATACGCTAACGGTTGCGGCAAAACTGGAATAATCACGAGAGGTAAAAACGCAACAATGGCAGATATCGGCACAGCTTATATACGAATAGCCCCAAACATGACCGGCATCCAGGGCAAAATTGCGGCTGGCATGAAAGGTGCAGGCTCGCAAGCTACTAAGCAGCTTGGCGATGAGGTCAATTCTGGTAGCGGTCCATTTCAGGCAGCACTTGGCAAACTTGGTAGTATTGCTAAAATTGGTGGTGCGGCAATTGGCGCTGGCATTGCGGCTGGTGCGACTGGTATTGCCACCTTGACTGGTAAAATGCTTAATGCACGCGCTGAGCTTGAACAGCAGCTTGGCGGTAGTGAGGCGGTGTTTGGTCAGTACGCTACTAATATCCAGAACATTGCCAAAAATTCATACAAAAACATGGGCTTAAGCCAAAACGAATTTCTGGCGGGTGCAAACAAAATGGGCTCGCTTTATCAAGGTGCTGGTGTTAGCGTGCAGGATAGTATGAAAATGTCCGCTGAGGCTATTCAGCGTGCGACTGATGTGGCAAGTATCATGGGTATTGATACCTCTTTTGCGCTTGAGTCAGTGGCAGGCATGGCTAAAGGCAACTTTACTATGATGGACAACCTTGGCGTGGCTATGAACGATACCGCGCTAAATGCTTATGCGCTCCAAAAAGGTATTGGCAAAACCACGCAACAAATGTCTATGCAAGAAAAGGTTAGCCTAGCAACGCAGATGTTTTTGGAAAAGACTGCTAAATATGCAGGCAATTATGCAAAGGAAAATGAAACACTGTCCGGCAGCTTAAACACCACCAAAAAAGCATTTCAGGATTTCTTAAGCGGTGGTGGTAGTATGCAAAACTTTATAACAAGCTTAATTGGCACTATTAAAATTGCCGCACCAGAAGTTGTTAAAATATTGCCTGAAATCGTTAACGGATTATCTCAGTTGGTCCAACAATTGGCGCCTGTGGTTGGCGAACTACTGCCAACACTTGTGCCGGCTATTGTTAGCGCGGCCGTAAACATTATGAACGCCCTTGTACAACAGCTACCGACTTTAATCCAAGTATTAGTTGCAGCATTGCCGCAGTTTATCCAAGGTGTTATTCAAATTGGCCTTGGAATTCTCCAAGCATTGCCGCAAATCATAAATATTTTAGTACCAATGATACCGCAGATTGTAACTAGTATAGTTAATGCTCTAACCGCGCCTGACAGCTTGACTGCACTAATTATGGGAACAATTCAGTTTTATATGGCAATGGTACAGGCTATACCGGTTATCATTACTGCCTTAGTAAACGCAATACCGCAAATTGTAGCTAATATAATTGCTACACTTACCCGCCCTGAATTTTTGCAGGGCTTGATGAGGTCAGGTGTACAGCTTATAGCTGGTCTGATCGGTGGAATTGCCGCAATGTATGGCAGTGTGTTGGTTGCAGCATCTAAAGTAGTTACGACAATAGCTAACGCTTTATCGCCTAATAATTTAATTCAAATTGGCGCTAATCTCGTCAAGGGTTTGTGGCAAGGTATTAGCAACGTGACCGGCTGGATCACTGATAAAATTAAGAGTTTTGGTAAAAGCGTCATTGACAGCATTAAAAATATTTTTGGTATTCACTCGCCGTCAAAGGAGTTTGCTTGGATTGGTAAAATGAACGTGGTAGGTTTGGCTGAGGGCTTTACTAAAAATAAAGATATGGTCACGCAAGCAGTCACTGATATGTCTGATGAAGCTATGAACGCTATGGCTGGCTTTAACTCGTCAATGTCTACCGGCTTTAACGCTAACGTTACGGCTAGCCAGAACGTTGCAGCTGGCAATTATCAAACGCCAAGCAACATTATTATGAACATTACCAATAACGTGCCTGACAGCCTAACCAGCAAACAGGTATCAAGTGATATTGCTTATGCGGTGAGTCAAAGTTAGGGGGAATTATGCAAATTTGGCTTAAAGGGAAAAGTACAGAGATAAACCTAAACGGCGGTCGTGAAAATAGTATGCACGTAAACCCTGATTTAGAGGGGTTTTCAGGATTACCAGAAATCCGCACCAGCCAAGGCGTAAACATTGGCATGACCGGCGGCTGGACAGGTGAACAGAATTTTGAAGCACGGTTTTTATCAATCATTGGCGTTATTGCTGATCACGACATTGCGGTGGTTGAGCAAAAGCGGCGTGAACTGTTTGCCCTGCTTGCTGAAAAACGGCTACTGTTGCGTTACGTGACTGATGCAGGCAACACCTACACGACCAACGTTGTTGTGCTGGGTGTAGTTAGTAGCATTGGTGCGCTTAGGCAAAAAGCACAGTACAAGCTGAACCTTAAGGCTGATGACCCGCTCTGGTATGATTACGGCGGCGGTGGCGGTATTGTGGCTACACTAAGGATCGGTAACCCTGAGGGCGGTTTTAGATTTCCTGTTACATTTCCGCTGATTATTGCAGGCGGCGGCTCGCAGTATACCACCGTGAACAATACAGGCACAAGCACCATTGATCCAGTCATTACTATATTTGGTCCAATCCACCAACCAAAGGTGGTTAATCAAACCACTAACCAATTCATGCAGATATTAGCAGATTTAACCGCAAATGATGTGGTGATTGTTAATACGCACCTGAAAACCATAGTGCAGGTTGACAAAGCCGCTTATGATGAAGCTACTAATAACGGCACAGAACCAAGCGGCACTGATATTTACTACTTAAAATCAGATGGTAGCACGTTTATAAAGCTAGCAAGCGGTGATAATAACCTAGCACTAACTAGCGCAGTTACTAGCGATACTGGGCGCGCTACAGTTAAGTTTAGTAGTGGATTTATGGGTATCTAATCATGGCAAAATATGAAGTTGAAGTTTGGTCAAAAGACAATAAGCCAATGGGCGATATTTTCCACCTATGCGAAAATATGCGGTGGTCCAAAACCCGCAATGACGCGGATATGCTATCTTTTGATGTTGACTTGACAAGGTACGAGGAATATATCAAAGCAATGGGTTTTGGTGATAGCCCTAGGAGCTTTATGGAGGTAGGTCGTAACGATATCCGCGTAAAGCGTGATGGCAGGTATATTGTAGGCACAAACATTATAAAGTTTGGCTACAAGGGATCAAGTAGCGCCGTAAAGATGTCAGTTAATGCTAGCGGCTACTTGAACTATTACAAAAAACGTTACGTAACTATGAATTACAGCAACAAGCCTCAGCAGGACATTATGTGGGGCGTGATTGATACCTGTAATA